ATAGTAGTGTCACGAACTGGTATTGGTATTGTTTCGAGTGTGGGGCCATTGAGAGCGCCTCAGAGCATGTTGAGAAAAAGAAGGCCAAGGGAAACGGCAAAGAATATCGAGGTGCGCTCTAGTGGCTATCAAAAGAGAAGCTTGCGATGCCCACTTCAGCCTAGCCGTTAGGACTAGGGATCGTCATACCTGCGCCTATTGCGGGAAAGAGGGCAGTGACGCGGCGCATATATTCGGGAGAAGAAGCAAGGTAGTCAGATGGAGCATGGACAACGCGCTATGCCTCTGTCGATACCACCACCAATATTTTGAAAGTAACCCTGTCGCCTTTACCGACTTCCTGACGGCACATTTTGGTGAGGAACACATGGATCGGCTGCGGGTTAAAGCTCAAGGCCACATGAAAACTACAAAGGCTTTGCGGCTGGAAATCAGTAAGCACTACAGGGAGGAGTTAGCAAAGCACGGCGCTGATCCCGCCTACCAAATGGTGAGCTACAACTGATGCGCGTTTTAGACACATTCGCGGGCATTGGGGGGTTTTCTATTGGCCTTGAAAGGGCTGGATTTGAAACCGTAGCATTTTCAGAAGTTGATGATTATGCGTCTAAAGTATTGGCTAAAAAATGGCCGGAGATAAAAAACTATGGAGACATTAAAGGACTCACAGCAGGGCGATTGGCTGGCGACGGAATTGGAGTCGATCTCATCACAGGAGGATTCCCTTGCCAAGACATATCAACAGCAGGAAAACAAGCTGGTATCGAAGGTGAGCGAAGTGGGCTTTGGGGAGAACTCGCCAGAGTTATTGACGAAATACAACCCCGATACGCAATCTTGGAAAACGTCACAGCACTCATTAGTGGCGACAGCGGAAGATGGTTTGGAAGAGTTCTTGGAGACTTGGCCCAGATCGGGTATGACGCGGAATGGCACTGCATATCAGCTTCAGCGGTTGGCGCCCACCACCACAGAGATAGGGTGTGGATTATTGCCTACCCCAACAGCCGCCCAGTACGGGAACAATCAGAGCTCTTCGGAAGGAGCAAAGATTCGTCAATCTCTCAGTTCGATGGCAAAGAAAAATCTATGGTTGACGCCAACTGCGGCATCGAGTCAGTCGGCATCCATGCAAGCGAGTCTCAAGGAGTATTACCGGCTGAGGCCGAAGGGCAGGGGCCATCTTGCGGCCCAGGTAGCTCATTACACAGTGCCGACGCCAACAGCAAACGAGGATGCCGCGGGCCTTCCGACTGGGAACATGCAGCCGATGTTGGGAAACCACCAATTTGTACGCGGGGATTCCTCCGAAGAATGGAAATCTGGGACGTTGAACCCTCTGTGGGTAGAGTGGCTAATGGGGTTTCCTCCAGAGCATACCGACTTAAATGCTTAGGTAATGCAATCGTTCCGCAAATAGCGCAGCTAATCGGTGAAGAGATAATGGCATACGAGGAAAAGCATTATGGAATTCTGTAGAGAGAAGTTTCCGTTTGCCCATCTTATAGACATTGAAGGCATCACGGATTCCCTGCTTGAAGCGCATAGTATGCTTGCACTTTACCAGCAGAATGTTGCCATTGTTCATAACGATCATGGCCTCGATGTTATGTTTCTGGCATCGGTTCGGGATAAATCAAGCATTATCGAAATTTTAAGAACAGACGATGAGTATGGCTATGGCCGATAGACTTGACGGGTTTTATCAATCTCAGCCGTGGCGAAATCTCAGGAACAAAGTGAGGGCGCAATGGAAGGCTGCGAATAGGCCATGCGCGTTCTGCGGTGGAAGGCTAGACTTTACGGTGAGGCGAGGCCAGCGGGCGCAAGCAGTTGTGGATCATATCGAGCCTCGTGTGAAGCGCCCTGATCTAGCTTTAACGTTGAGTAACCTGCAAATGGTTTGCCATAGCTGCAACAGTAAGAAGGCCAGTTGGGTTGAGAACAGTAAGGTTAAGCCAACAAACCTGGACGGATTTCCTGAAGGCTGGGGTTGAGATTTTCACGAGCCTGTCGGAGATTTTCACGAGTCTGATGGAGATTTTCACGAGTCTGATGGAGATTTTCACGAGTCCCCCCGCGATTTTCACGAGTCCCCCAAAAAAATCGTCAAAATCGTCGAAAATGTCCGTACATTTGCCAAATTATCGGAAATATCTCAGAAAATGCCCAGAACTGAGAAAAAACCGATGAAATGATCGGTTCAGCCTCAGAAATGGCGCAAATCTGAGAAAAAACCGATCAATATCGGAGGCCATTGGATCATCTCACAATGTCTTGCCCCGAATCGGTGACGATCCGCGCAACCATACCGGCGAGGTTTAACCCGCCATATATTGAATTCCAAGCGTCCGCGATTTGCTGATCTTGGGATAACCTCTGAGGCTTTCCCGATCTGGAAGCGCCTCGCTTGGCTTTGGCTGGCTTGCCGCCTTGCTGGCTATCTTCAAAGGGGATCAATATGGGCGCGTGATCCCGTCGCATATCGTAAGAATCCATCAAGTGGGCCTCTCCTGGTTAAGCTTGCAACTGGTAAACAAAAGCCGCGCCTAAAGCGCAAGCCCTGTCGAAATCCGGCGCGCTAGTGGTGCGAATTAGCCCGTTGCGCTGGCTCCGATCATAGCAGCGGACAATGTAACTACCGCCCACGGAATGAATCGCGGCGGTTCGATGGGTAGAGTTTGCGAATGTTTTTAATAGCTTCATGAGGTGGTACTCCAGTTTTGAATTTGGCCAGAGGCCGGTACGGCGAAAGCCCGCAGTTAAGCGGGCGCAAATTGGCTCTATGTGGAATTAGCTAGATGCTAGTATTTGCAAAGTCCGCGCAACGGTTAGCGTTTGCTCTAAATTGTCGAATTCTTGTTCCAGAATGATCTCACCCTTGGGACTGTAATGCGTCACCGTGTAAAGCTTTACATCTTGTTCGCTTAAATCGGAGTCGTACCAGTTAAACCATATTTCAATACGCGGGAAACCTTCGTCCGAATATGCGCCTTGATATGAGAGGCACGGCATTGTGTCATCCCTTTCTAAATCGGGATGAAACCCATGTTGCCGCAAATCTCTAGCTGCTAACTCAAATGCAAGCCAGTTATCGAAGTCTGGAAAATCGGGTTGATCCGTAGAAAACATTTTGACTAGCAATAAAAGCAATCCCTCAAAGCTGAGAAATTCAACTGTTGTATAAAAGTGGCTTTTTTCGTCCACTGAATATTCGTAATAACCCAAAGTTAGGCCGCAGGTGTCAATATCCCTTTCTTCAATATCCGCGCCGCCGTTCTGCGTTATCATCAAGTAAGGATCACATGAAAGCTCAACGCTTGGATTGCGCTTGCCGTCAAACTGTTTAACCCATGCGTCACAACCGCCGCCGGTATTCTCGATAGTAAAGCCGAATCCTTGCAAAGCCGTTTGAATATTTGAGTCCATTTTAAACGCTCCAGTTTTGAATGTGGCCAGAGGCCGGTACGGCGAAAGCCCGCAGTTAAGCGGGCGCAAGTTTAGTGGTTTGTGGCCTGTCGTTTAGCTATCTATGTTTACACCTTCACGGATCAGGCTAGACTCAATAAATTCAATGTCAGAATGTCCCAAGGTTTTCGCGCCCTGCGTTAGCATGTCCGCGAAGTCGTAACCGCTGTCTAAATCGTTGTATGCATCTCCACGATCCCAGAAGCCAGTACCGTGGCCTTGACGCGTTAACCATAGATCATGGCCAGCCTGACTTATGTTTTCAGAGCCGATTGCATGCTCATATTTCAGGAAGAATCCAAGCGCCTCTATAGTGTGTTGGCGGTTAAACTCAGGGTGCAAATCTTCAAGGAAAAGGTTTGCGCCTTCTGGGCTGTCTGCCCAAATCATGCAATGGAAATAAGCGCTTAAAAAATCGTTTTCTTCGGGGCTTACGGTTACGCTAAAAACATTTTGCATTGTGTCTTACTCCAGTTTTGAAAGTGGCCAATGGCCGGCACCCAAAAACCCGCAATTAAGCGGGTGGTTAGGGCTGGATGGCGAATCAGTCGCCTAGATAATGCGGGTGCAAGCAAAGCGCGGCGTCTAAAAATACAAGCTGTTTTGCTGTAATCAATCCCGCCTCATAAAGTCGCGTGGTGGTGACTTCTAAGCGGGCGAGTGTGGCCTGATCTTTGGCCGCGTTTATTTTGGATTCGATTAGCTGAACATGACTAAAGCCTTTCATGTCAAAGCCTCCAGTTGATGATTAGTGAAGCGGCCAGCATGGTTAAGCAAAAGCCGACTGTTGAAGTCATGAAGGCGAGATACACCAGGTCAAAGCGGTTCATTACGCCACCTCACTTTTAACTTCTGCAAAAAGCTCATGCAAAGCCGCGCCTATTTCGTGACACCAAAAGGTGTAGGCTATGACTACAATGCGCCGCTCGTGATCCTCATCACCGCACAATAAATCGGTGTAGTCATCAACAACGCCCGCATCCTCAAGGGTGCGAAGCAGCATCCGGTTGTCGTGGGTATAGATGCAAAGGCTGTCGGCTTCTTCATGCGCCCGCGTGTAGATCATGTCATCTAGATCGGCGTACCGATCACCGCCGCTTTCCATCCATTGCGTAATGATCTCAGCGCGACAATCAGCGGCGAATGATTTGGCGTTTTCAAATTCAGTTGCTAGCGTGTTATGTGTAGGCATGTTGTGTTGCTCCAGTTGTGAAATGTGGCGTGGTGTGAATCCCCCGCCGTTGAAACCATTAAACTCTAATGCTACTAAAGATGCAATAAATATTATTCCATTAGTAGGAATAAATAAGCATAAGAATATATTTTGATATAACCAGGATTGCCGCGTTCTTTTGGCCTTGCCTATACTGGCAAAGGGTGAGGCCCGATGATGTGGCGCTACTCTTCCAAAACGTAACCCGAAATCATGCGCGGATATGGTAGGCGATCATGGTTAGTCATTGGTTGCGAATGTTTGACTGGCCGCGTGTAAGTTTGGATTGTATGGGCTGGCCTGAATCGGGACGGTTTGCCGGTTCGGCTCGATTTAGTGTACCTTTGGGGTGTGTAGCTTTTGGCGACATGTAGGATTTGGCTACCTGTACATAAAAACATGTAGCATTTGGCGACATATCAGAGGCTTATTCCAAAATGATCTAAGCTTAGACCGAAAAAGTATAGGGGGGGACTTGGATCACAGTATGATAAACATACCCTCGGCCTATCAAGTCGTCATTTTTGGCGCTTTAGGAATACCAAAGGTGTTATGGAGGCGATATGAGTAGAGCTAATCAACGACATACAAAGAACTCGACATTAGGTGCTGTACTAGCTTTTGAGAATAAAGAAGTCAGTATACCATCGACGATACAGGTTATGTTTGATCTTGATGGGTTTACACCACTCTGGAATAACATTACTTCTTGCCGAACGCCTGACAACTGGAAAGACTGGGAGCTTGTCGAGTGCGCTGAAATCTGTAGAGAGCAGCTTGAGATTGCTGAGCTTGAGGCTGAGTTGCAGGAAGAGGGCAAGGTGATCACCTTTCCGAATGGAGCCGTTTCTACTAATCCTAAGTGGAAGATGATTCAAGACTTGAAGAAGAGCTATATGTCGCGAATTCGATTGATTGGTATTCATGACGTTAAGCAGCAAGCCAGAGGGAATGGATCAGTCGCGGTTAAGGACATACCCGATCAGGGGGCAGATTTAATATGAATGGAGTTGCGGAGACGGACGCGGCAAAGATCATTCGATTTATTACTTCGTATTGCTTAACGCCAGAAGGTTCTAGCGTTGGTGAGCCGATCAAGCTTGCGCCTTTTCAGATTGAGTTCATTGAAGATACATACAACAACCCTGATATAACTCGACGCTCGATCATGTCGATTGCTCGAAAGAATGGGAAGTCAGCGCTTATTGCTTGCTTGTTGCTGGCTCATATCTGCGGGCCAATGCGGCAAAAGAATAGCCAGATCGTTAGCGGCGCTCAATCAAGGGATCAAGCCTCGCTAGTATTTGAGCTTGCCAGCAAGATAATCAACATGAGTCCGGCGCTTCAGCAGGTGACGAAGATCGTTCCTTCGCAGAAAACCATTGTTGGCCTTAAAGATAATGTGAGTTATCGGGCGCTGTCGGCTGACGGTACGACTGCCCACGGACTCAGCCCAACTTTGATCATCATTGATGAGCCAGGACAAGTGAAAGGAACTACCACTCCATTCCTTGAGGCTTTGATGACAAGCCAAGGCGCTCACGAGAATCCTTTGCAGATATTTATCAGCACTCAGAGTCCTAATGACGCTGATTTCTTCTCGTTAATGATAGATGACGCGATTCGCAGTGGTGATCCCAAGACAATCTGCCACTTATATCAGGCTGACGCTGACGCTGAGCTAATGGACAAAAAGCAGTGGGCGAAGTCAAATCCTGCTCTGGGACTGTTCCGAAATGAGAAAGACTTGGAAGAACAGCTAAAACAGGCGTCAAGATTGCCCAGTTTGGAGGGTTCAGCCCGTAATCTGCTGCTCAATCAGCGGGTTTCAGCCGAAAAGCTGGCCTTTGCGCCTAGTATCGTTAAGGAAAATAACGGTGAGTCAGACTGGCAGGTATTCAGAGAGAATCCGGTTCATGCTGGCCTCGATCTAAGTAAAGTCAACGATTTAACGGCTTGTGTTTTATGCGCTGAAGATGAAAACGGGATAATCCACGTAAAAACGCTGGCTTTTACGCCATTAGGCGGCATCAGAGAGCGATCCTTGCGGGATCGAGTGCCTTACGACTCGTGGGCTGATCAAGATGTTTTATACGCTCCGCCTGGCAAGACTCTAGATTACGATATGATTTCGCACTACCTTCAGATGCTCTGCGAAGAGCAGGGTATTGTCATTAGTTCGATACATTTTGACAGGTGGAGAGCCAAGGACTTCTTTGCAAGCTGTGAAAGGACTGGATTTGCTTCGCTGGCTGAGAGAAAGGAAGTAGGGCAGGGCTATCAGTCGATCAGCCCAAGGCTTGAGGCATTGGAAACCGTGCTACTTCAGAATCGTTTACGCTGCGATAATCATCCAGTGTTAAATATGGGATTTGCGGCTGCTGTGGTGCAATCCGATCCGGCTGGCAATAGGAAACTGGACAAAAGAAAAGAGAATGGGCCAAAAATAGACGCTGTTATTGCGTTATTGATGGCCGCATTCCCTCTGGTGGTTAAGGAAGAAGCTTTAGGTGAGGACTTGAGCCATTGGATTGGCTAGGCTCATTTCATTACTAGTGCTGATGGATCGACGCCTGACATAAGTATTCCAAAGAGAAAAACTAACGGAATAACCCATATTGCAGCATCTTTGAAGTCTTTTGATGCCATCATATCTTTTGCTAAAGAGAGGTTTTCCAAGTCTCTCTGCCCGATTTCTTTAAGGTTTGTACAACCTTCGTAAACCGCTCTCTTCTTGCTCATACCCTAATCTCCCAGCTCATATTCAAATATCTCGTAAGAAACCCATCGAAGTTCGTCGTATCGGTTCTCGCCAGCGCTTTCAGCTTCACTCTTAGTTGAATACGGGCCGAAAGGATCAGATTCACCGCCATCACGATCCGCCATTACTACCCAATAAGCCTTTTTCATGAGGCTATATCCAGTGTTTTTAAGGGTGGGTTCTCGGGCTTTTCCCGAAGCTCAACGGTGTGGATAATCTTGTGGACAACGCCAATTGACGTTCCTACAAGCTTGGCAATGTCCGTCTGCATCCTTACTTCACGATAGAAGTAGTGCAATACCATCTGCTCAAGATGGTATCGGTTGTCGTAAACGCCAGTGGTTTGGCCGTAGTTGCCTTTTCGCAAGTCTCTAGGTGGCATTAAGCTTCTCCTTCAGTCTTACGCTTGGTTTCAAAAGCTATGCCGTCGATGATGCTTCTGTCGTAGCTCTGTACCTTAGCTGGCAAATCTTCGCGGGTTGCTCGCAGTTCAGTTAATGCGTTGATCGCATCTTGCAGGACTTCGTAGCGTTTTGGTAAAGCGAACCAAGTGCCGTTCCAATCAAGTTGCTTTAGGCCGTACACGATAGCTGTGTTCATGATTGCTCTCCTTCAGATTCATCTCGGAGCGTTTTTAAGTAATGCCAAACATATCTTGGAAGCTTGCTCAGGGTGACTGTATGCAGTCCCGCTGGCGAACAGATTTCAACCTGCTCACCTTCGCCGCCTAAATAGCGCATTTTTAATTCAACGGCTCCTAAGACTCCAGTTTCCGCTATCAGCCAGCCGTCTTTAATTGAAAACCCTTCTTTTAAATCCATCAT